AATGTAATAGTTGAGGTAGATCCTAATCCGGACAATAACTCATTTAATGTGACAGTTATTTTCGATATTATTGGCCAAGAGTTTCCAACCCAAGAATATTCTTTCCTATTAGAGGCAACAAGATAAAATGCCTTTTACTAAATTTACAAATCTAGATTTTGATCAGATAAAGACTTCTATCAAAGATTATCTCCGTGCTAACTCAACATTTACGGACTTTGACTTTGAGGGGTCTAATTTTTCTGTTTTAATAGATACGCTGGCATATAATACTTATATTACTGCATTTAATTCGAATATGATTGTAAATGAATCCTTTTTGGATTCTGCAACTCTTCGTGAAAATGTTGTTTCATTGGCAAGAAATATTGGATATGTGCCACGTTCCAGAACGGCATCAAAGGCACAAGTATCATTTAACGTACCAGTATCTCTCACATCAAACACCCCAACAGTAACTTTACAGGCAGGATTAGTTTGTGTTGGATCCATTGACAATAGTTCATATACATTTTCTGTTCCCGATAATATAACGACAAATGTTGTAAATGGAGTTGCATCATTCAGTAATATTGATGTATATCAAGGGACTTTTTTAACAAAGCAATTTTTAGTCGATGGATCACTAGATCAAAGATTTATATTAGATAATTCATTTATCGATACCTCTACAATTTCAGTATATGTAAGAGGAATTAATGATAGTGGACTGGGTGTGGAGTATTCTTCGGTTGATAATATTCTCAATATTGATTCAACATCAACAATTTATCTTTTACAAGAAGTGCAGGATGAAAAGTATGAATTACTTTTTGGTGATGGATTAATTGGTAAAAAATTAGAAAATAATGCGGTAATTACTGTAAATTATATTGTAACTGATGGTGAAGAAGGTAACGGCGCATCTTCTTTTGCTTTTTCTGGAAGCATTAGGGACGCAAATAATGCTTTAGTAGATATAGGTTCTGTGTTAATTGAAACAAATCAACCATCTCAAAATGGTTCGGAAATCGAATCAATAGATTCAATTAAATATTTTGCACCAAGAATATATTCTTCACAGTATAGAGCAGTAACATCAAGAGATTATGAGACGATTATTAAAAAAATTTACCCAGATACAGAATCAGTCGCTGTTATTGGCGGTGAAGAATTAGACCCTCCTGAATTTGGAACGGTGTCCATAAGTATTAAACCAAAAAATGGAACTTTTGTTTCTGACTTTTCGAAGTCAAGAATTTTATCTCAATTAAAACAATATAGCATTTCAGGTATTAATCAAAAAATAATTGACCTTAAAGTACTCTATGTTGAAATAGATTCATCAATTTATTATAATTATTCTCAAGTATCTGCCGTTGAGTCTCTGAAAACAAAAGTTATTAACTCATTAGATGAATATTCAAATTCTTTAGATCTTAATAAATTTGGAGGAAGATTTAAATACAGTAAAGTTCTTCAAATAATTGATAATACAGATACCTCCATAACTTCCAACATCACTAAAGTTAGAATAAGAAGGGATTTGAAGGCACTTATAAATCAATTTACTCAATATGAATTATGTTTTGGGAATAAATTTCATGTTAATGAAAGTGGATATAATATTAAATCTACTGGATTTAAAATTTCAGGAGAATCAGATACTGTATATCTTACAGATGTCCCTAATTTAGATAAAAAAACAGGAATTTTATCAATAGTAAAACCTTTAAGTGATGGAACCATAAGAGTTGTATCAAAGTCTGCTGGAACGGTTGATTATTTGAAAGGTGAAATAAAACTTGGAACCGTAAATATTATTTCAACATCTAAAGAAAATAATACTATTGAAATACAAGCATTTCCAGAATCAAATGATGTTGTTGGATTAAAAGATTTATATTTAAATTTTAGCATCTCAGAAAGCACAATAAATATGGTAAGAGATGTAATTGCTTCTGGTGATGAAATCTCTGGAACAGTATTTTCCAGAGATTATTACACATCAAGTTATTCAAACGGGAATTTAATAAGAGCGTAATATGATACAAACTGGGTTCGAATCTAGAGTTAAGATTCAGCAAATTATTAATAGTCAACTTCCAAATTTCATTTTGGATGAAAGTCCAAATGCTGCAGAATTTTTAAAACAATATTATATTTCTCAAGAATATCAAAGTGGACCCGTTGATATAGCGGAAAATTTAGATCAATATTTAAAATTAGATAATTTGACACCTGAGGTAGTAGTAGATAGCACATACACTACTTCTGAAGTTTCTCCTACTGATACTGTAATTACTGTTACTAGTACTAAAGGATTTCCTCAAAATTATGGATTATTAAAAATTGATAATGAAGTCATTACATATGCTGGATTAACAACTAATACTTTCACTGGATGCATTCGTGGATTTAGTGGTATTACCAGTTATCATGCAAATTTAAATCAAGAAGAATTAGTTTTTTCAGAATCAGAAGCAGAATCTCACGCTAATGAATCGTCTGTACAAAATTTAAGTTCTTTATTTTTAAAAGAATTTTATAAAAAAATAAAATACACGTTTACTCCCGGATTAGAAAATCTTGATTTTGTTCCTAATCTAAATGTCGGAAACTTTATAAGAGAAGCGAGATCTTTTTATCAAGCAAAAGGAACTGATGAATCATTTAGAATTTTATTTAATATTCTTTATGGAGTGACTCCGAGAGTTGTAAACTTAGAAGATTTTTTAATTAAACCATCTTCTTCAGAATTTATTAGAAGAGAAATTGTAATAGCGGAAAGAATCTCTGGGAATCCTTTGAAATTAGTTGGCCAAACAATTAAAAAATCCACTGATGAGAATACTAGCGCCTCAATTTCAGAAATAGAACCATTTACTAGAAATAATATACAATATTTTAAGATTTCACTTTTTGTTGGATATAATGATTCCTCATCTGTTGAAGGTAACTTTGTAATTACACCCAACACAAAATGCTTGGAAAATGTCTCTATTGGTTCTTCTATAATTTCAGTTGATTCTACAATCGGATTTTCTGAGCAAGGAACTCTTGTATCTGGAAATAATACAATTAATTATACTAATAAGAGTATAAATCAGTTCTTTGGATGTACTGGAATTGAAGAACAAATTTCATTAGCAGATAATATAAGATCTGATGAAATTTATTATGGATATGAAGATGGAGATCTTACAAAAAAAGTTGAATTTAGACTCACTGGAGTTCTGTCAAAATTTGTACAAATATCAAATAATTTAAATTTAGATGAAGAGCAGATTATTTCTGTTAAGAGCATTGGTGATTTAATTGATAATCCTGAAAATAATAAAACATATAAAGAAATTTTTGCAAATTCTTGGATATACAATACAAGTTCAAGATATCAAATAGAGAATATTAATAATTTTACGTTAACAAGTCCAATTGACAAATCAAGTTTAAAAGTTGGTGACAGAGTTGAAATTTTAGAGAGAGATAGTAATATTATCGCATCTTCTCATACAAATATAGCATATATTTCTGATATTAATTCTTCTGAAAATAGAGTTACCTTAAGTAATTTAAATTTTACTCCAGAAACTGGAGTAAAATATGATTTAAGAAGAAAACTTAACACATCACGCAGTCTAACGGTTCCTATTGAATTTGGAAATAATGTTATTTTATCTGATATTCAAAATTTATACGTTGATGAAAATTATGCCTATGTTGCTTCCAATTCATTACCGTCTGGAAGAGATGGATTTACTGGAAATTATACATACGAAATAATAAAAAATATTAAAACATCTAATGCTATTGCTTTGTCTAATTTAGTAGATGACAAATATACAACTATATTATTTCAAAGTAGTGTTCCATTTATAACAGGTGACAGGGTTTATTATCAACCTTCTGGAACAAATATTGTTGGATTAGATACCGGAGACTATTATATTGAAGTTCAAAATCCAAATAATGGAATAAGATTATATTCATCTAAGTCATTTATCGGTACAAATAATTTCTTAACATTTTCTAATTCAAATTTTAACAATCAAATACACAAATTTACATTATATTCCCAAAAATCTGGGACAATTGGTGCTCAAAAATTACTTAAAAAATTCTCATTATCAGAAAATATTAACAATATTGATAATGGAACTGCAGAATTAACAATTCCAGGAACAACTG